GCTGGCCTCATAGTCGGCATCTTCTTGATGTCGGGCTGAATGTGAGACGGTACGCCTGATGGAGTGCAGTAGCCCTTCTCAGCGAACCAGTCCCGCACAGACGCCGTCTGCTCTTTGCTGAGATTACGCACAGGCTGCTGAAAGAAGTGCTGAGCGACGAAGTCTACAACGTCACCCTTGGCTCCACAGGCGTGGCACTTCCACGCGATCTCGCTTCGAGTGAAGCCGACTGGTCCTCGCTTCTTGTCCCTGGACCCACGCTCCAGCAGGCCACATGACGGGCAGGGGTAGATTGAACTACCGTTGCCTCGGCTGTACTGAAGATCGGACGCGATTGTAGTAATGCGTGCGTTCTTGCAATCTTGTATCCACATTTGAACTCCTGACGGGGTCCTGAGAGAGCACCACCGGAAACCCGGTGGGCTCAGTCAGGAGCCCAACTTTTGGGGGGATCAATCCCCAAAGGGCTTTGCTCTGTAGTCTGTCCTACGACCTCCTACAAATCGTTTTTAGATGAGACGGTCATACCATCGATACGACCGAGCTTCTGATCTACAATGCTGAAATGCAGACGTAGATCCGGGGTAATCGTCAACACAACCTTCATGCCAGTGCGGCGGTAGACTCTGTTGATCCAGCACATGACGGTGTCCAGCGTGGGGGCTTTGGCTTCTCGCTTCAGGATGCTTCTGAGTCGAGAACGGCTTGTGCCGTAGATCTCAGAGATCCTGGTGTGATTGCCTCTTTGATTGCCACCCATGCACTCAGTCATCTGCTGCACAAGGTAGAACGTATCAATACGCTCGTAGTCGTCGTTGTTGTCTTCTGCTTGCATAGTAAAAGGTGGGGCCGCCGCCCCGCTTAACGGCGGCCCCGGTGACTCACTTCGCTGCCTCTTCCCCTTCCCCAAGGGTAGGAGCATCTTCGTCAGCCACCAATGTGAGTTCACGCATCGCTTCGACCGTCTCTACCTGGAAGGTGATGTTGCCATCACGAGTCTTCTTAGGCAGCTTGTCGAAGACCTCTCGGTCAAGCATCGCCAGAGCATCTCCGACACCCATCTCTTCAAGGAGTTGCTTCTCCTTGTCCTTCTCGGTGTCGAGAGCGAAGGTCACTGCTTCGAGCAGCACCTTGGCTGTTTGCTCCCTGGTGAACCCAGAGCGCTTTGCAAAGAGGGCCAGAGCCACCTTCCACGGAATCGAGGAGGTTGCCTTGACTGGCTTGGACTTTGCTCCACGCTTGAGCTTGCCAGCGATCTTGACGGTGAGGTTCACGTCAATCTCAGAGTTATTGTCGATGTCCCGCTTAGCAAGCGAGACGGCCTTTGGGTTGATCGCCTTTGTGATGGCGATGATTTCTTGTGATGTAAGTTCCACAAGACTCTCCTGGGTTGTTGGTTAGGCCCCGTCAATCGGGAACCAGCGCATCTTTCTCTCTCCTTTGTACGTCACACGTACCTTCTGAAGCCCTTGCTCTTTTAGGGCCTTTGCTACCTTCATCTCGGTAAGCCTTTGCTGCTCTTCCCAGCCTGCTGGGTCTACGAACTCGGCGACTGCATCCGTGGTGATGTCGTACCGTCTGTATGACGGTGGGTTCATCTCCAGGTACTCCCTCACCTTGTCCCTGAACTCATCCGGCAGGTTCGTCCCGTAGATAAGCTGAGGCTCAATCTTCTTAGACGCTGCCATGATGCCGGACTTGAGTTCCTCCTTGGATGATACGACACGGTACTTCTGGGCCAAGTAGACCGAGACTTCAGAGAAGTCAGGCTCAGTCATCTTCTTACCCTTGTAGTACTGGACGCCGTCCCTTGTACAACTGAACTTGTCGTTGAGTTTATTGTCGCTTTTGATTGCTAAGTAGACCTTGTAGGATCCCTCAGCTTCTTCGATGTTTGACATTGACTGCCTCCAGTCTTTTCAGGCACCACTGCTTGCCAAGTGTGTCAGCTTCCTTGTTGATGATGTACATCAGCCACAAGAAGTAGAGCCTGGATATGGTGTGTATAAGAGTTAGACCTTCATCCACTGTTCTTAGACTTTGCGAGGTCGGCGAGGCCTTCCCAGTCAATCGTCGAGTTGCGAGACTTACGTTGCAGCTTCTTGAGTGGCACGCCCTTCTTGCGTGCGTAAGAAGCCTTGACGCCAATGAAGCTACGCTCTTGAGGGGTGTTCTCGAAGTTCAGCTTCTCCAGTACCTCATCGTATGAGTTGGATGTTTGCCAAGCCTCGATGAAAGAGGGCCATTCCCACTCTCGCTTCTTGTTTGTCTTCCGTGCCTTTCGTAGTGTTGTTACGTTGTCAGCCATTACATTCTCCTGTATGGTCAGGACAGATTAAGGGGTAATCCCATGTCTGTCAAGTGTGTTTTGTTTATTGAGACCGGGCCTTTTTGAGCTTCTGATTCACCCATCGGTGCTCGGCTTTGCGGGCCAGAATCCACATTCTCTGCTTCTGTGCTTCCTTCATCACCTTGCGTGCCTCTACCCCCTCGGCCTCCAGCTTCGCCCAGGGGATGACCTTACGGTGGAAGCGTGCGTCACTCAGGTCCATCACTCACCATCCTGGTTGGGCCACATAGGTTCAAGTGCTTTACGCGCTCTTCTGTGGCAATCATTGCACTGGTACAGCCCGATGGGCGCTGGGGCGTCGCAGTCGTAGCACTTACCCTTGTAAGGTTTAGCCGGACGAGTCTTCTTTCCTGTTGATTTGCAGATGTCATCCATCACTCTTCTCCTTCGTCCTGCGCTGGTGGCAGTGACGGGTTCCAGCTTGGTGGAACGATAAGTTCCATTTCTGCGTGGATGACTTGCTCAAACATAAAGTCGTCAATCGCCTCATCCGACGAGAAGGGGCCATGCGCCTCAAACCCGTCTGCTATGTTTCCGACCAAAACAATCTTT